AATCCTGGTGCAAATTTTAATTTTTGTAACATAATTACCTTGCTGTTGTTGGGATTCCTGAAGATGAGACGAAAGGTGATTCTGCAAAACACATATAGATGTATTTTGTTCCAGATGAATTTTGTCCAGCATCTGTTGTAATTACTTTAAAACCATTTGATAATATATCTATTCTATTTACACCACTTTCAGCAGCAGAATCATGTGGTTGTAAGAGATCATTATCTCCATTGTATCCTTCTCTTTTATTATCTTGTAATTGCCAACCTTGAGTAGCACCTGCATTTTTTTGTAGAACCCAAGCTGGTTTAAATCCTGTATAGACAAATGGACCATCTGCATCTCCATTTCCTGTGTAGCTTCCAAATTTTGAGTAGCCTTGTTTTTCTGTAAAACAGTAAGCTATATAATCATCACTAGAATTGTTTATATTACCATCAGTATTAATAGTAAAAACTGAACTAGTTGGATTTGTGTTACCAAATATTGATGTATTACCAGAACCTGCAGCAGCAGTATTGTTTAAATATATATAACCACCAGCACCATTACTTTGATGATAAACTACCCAATTTTCTGAAGCATCCATAGACTTAAAAAGCATAAAATGAGGAACAGCTCCTAAATTATGTGCTACAGTAGCAGAACTTCCAGTACCTGTGTATTTAACAATACTAAAACCAGCAGTAGAATTTGTGCTGCCTGTGCTGTCTATGCTTCCAACACTTGTTGCACTTGCGTCATTACTAAATGATGTCCCTGCCAACCAATTCCATGAAACTACACTTGATCCATTTCCATTTGTTGCATTGTCAGTTCCTAATGAAAATCCATCACTGCCAAAAGCTGTAAGTGTTTGTGCATTTGTTGATTGTGCATCAGCAACATCAGATTTTAATCTTTTAGTTGCACCTCGTACAGAGTCAAATAAATGATGATTATATGCTTGACTTCTGTCTTTTATCCAAACCCAATCAGGTTGAAATCCAACTCCTGTTATAGACCTTGCAGTTTCATTTCCTGAAAAAAGAACAGTGTTAAAATAATCTGTTGGGTTATCTACTGTAGTGTAAGCCATTAGCAAATCTCCAATTTGATCATGTTATCCATTATCCATACTCCGCTAGGTTTTTTGAATTGATTGCATAATATCCTGAAGGCACTGCATATTCAAAATTTCCATATCCATTGCCATCTGAATTTCCTGAAGAAACTGAAAAAGTATTTGTTGCACCAAAATTAAATTCTAATTCACTACTTCCAGAAACCCCAACTGCGTGTCCAGCATAAATTGTTACAGGTGCGGCTAAAGCTGTTGCATTATTAGTTACCCAACCACTTCCAGATGTGGGGTCTCCCCCTGTATTAGATGAATTATAATTAAACCAATCTCCATTTATTCCTACATATAATTTTGTATTATCCATATCTAAAGCAAATCTAATAATATTTCCTGTTGAATATGAATTAAATCCATCTACTTCTGTAGTTGAGCCATCTACTGTTATAGAAAATCTACCACTTGTTACGGAAGTAAATTCAAAACCTGAATAACTGCCTTGTATTGAGCTTGTTCCTGTTACACTTTCGTAAGCTGCAAGTCCAACTCTTGTTCTATCTGAACCAGCATCTCCAGTCATTTTAGCTTCCCAATACCACTTACCATTTGATAACATTATTGAACTGCCATAAAGTCCAAATGTTCCTGAACCACTTTTATCTATTTTTAAATTACCTTGACTTAAAGTAAAATTACTTGCACTAGGAGTATTTGGCATAAAAGTAACTGCATTATTTGTACACGTGTCCGTGCTCTGGTCTATTGCCGCTAGTCCTGATGAAGCAAAATCATTATTATTACCTGATACATCATTTCCTAAAGTTCCACTATCTTCAAAGTCTAAATAAAATCCATTTGTACCAAAGGTTAAACCAGATACATCTATGGGCTTCCAAATGTTTGAGTCTTCATCAAACTCTCCAAATGATGTTGGTGTTAGTTGTTGACCATCAATATAAACAAATTCTGCCATGTATCCATCATAGTAAGGATTAGTTTGCTCACTATCTTTACCAATAGCATTTAATTCTGCAGCACCTAATTTAATATCTAAATTTTGATCTGGATAATCTGTTTGACTAAAACTTGAAATCTGTGATCCATTTACATACATCTTAACTCGGTTCGAAGCAGTTCCTTGAGAAGTGTCATACGCAATTACTATATGATACCAAGCAGACGGATCTCTAAAAACTTGTGTTGTTTGCACATGAAAAGAATCTGTGACAGCACGAAAAGTTAAAGTATCACCGCTTTCAAATCTTATAAAATGTCTATTTGAAGAACCAGCAGTAAATATTCCTTGTTCAGCAGCTAACTCCCCTCTCTTTAACCAAACAGATACTGTACCAATATCATGTGAAGTACCATCTGTTGAAAATGTTTTACTTAAAAAAGCACTATCACCATCATTAAACCTACATGAGTTGGCTACTTCATATACTCCAGTTGATAATGTATTTGCTCCAAGAATTGTAGGCATTAAGACTCCAATGTTGGAAGCTCACCCAATGGTCTTGTGACTGAACCATCCTCTTGTTCTGTGTAAGTATATAAAGTTTCTAAAGCTGGTGTATCACTAGCATTTGTAATAGCTGTTTCCATTTCAGCTGCTTTAGTTCTTACTGCTGCTCTATGAGTTGTAATAGATGATGGCACTGCTGTTCCAGCATCTGCTTTTCTAACTATGTACCAATCTGTATCTTGTAATATTCCAGCAGCTTGAGATTTAACTGTTCTAATTAATCTTGTTTTTAAACCTTCAACTGCAACATCGCCTACATCTTTACCTTCTGGTATTTTACCATCTGTTTTATCTTGTGATGTCCATAAAGTATCTGCATGAGCTTTAGCTGTAGCTGTACCATAAGAACCTGTAACTTTACCACTACCAAATGAATATGATACATCAGTATTAACATACCATTTTTCATCTTTTTTATTAGTAGTATCTATTTCTACTTGATAAATTCCAATAGCTTCTCTTTCATTTTTAGTCCATAAAGTAAATATAGCTTTTGGATATTGATTATCTCCAATTGTAATACCTTTATTACCACTAAAATATTTTGTTATTGATCCTGATTCTACTAATGCAAACATATATTATTAACTTAGCGTCAATGCTAAATTCCTCCCTACTTCTAACCATTTACTTCCGTTGTACCTAAACACAAATAGGTCCCCAAGATTAGCTGTTGTTGTTAACGTTGGGGCTGTGTCACTAGCAAATTCATACGCAGCGTTCCAAGTCACAGTCCTGCTACCTGTGCCATCTTGAATAACTAATATACTTATAAATGCTCCTGCAACTCCACCTGAAGCTGCTCCAATTGTTCTATTAGCGCCAAGTGTTACTTTACAAACAGGTTGTGTTATTGCATTCCAAGATATTGTTGAAGCGTCTGTTAAAGTTGCTTCTGCATTGTAAGCAGCAGCACTAAATACAGCAGCGCCTGAATTCGACATATCTAAAGTTAAAGATGTAACAGCAGATCCACCATCATCGCCTTTAAATATAATATCTTTATCTTGCACACCTGCAGTTATTACAGCGTCGCTAGAACTATTTGTAAATGATATTATTGTCGTGCCACCATCTTTAATATTAACATCAGCACCGTCAGCGTCTAAATTAATATCAGCAGCAGCATCAACAGTTAAATTATTAGCACTAATAGTCATGTCAGTGCCATCACCTTCAATTTTTTCAGAATCTCCACCAAAAACTATTCCAACATTATTTGGAATATGTACATCTGATGTAGCTGTTAAATTAATTTTAGCACTTGATGCTATTGTTAAATCTGTTCCATCTCCTTCAATTTTTTCACCATCGTCACCAAAAGTAACACCTATGTTAGCACCTACGTTAATATCTCCGCCAGATCCAACTGTAATAGATAAATCAGTTCCGTCAGATTCTATTTTTTCTGCAGTTGCAAAAGTTAATCCAACACCTGATGGTATGTTTACATCAGCGACAGCTGTTAAATTAATATTATTACCAGCAATAGTTAAATCTGTGCCATCACCTTCAATCTTCTCACCATCATCACCAAAAGTTAACCCAATGTTTGCAGGAATATTTATGTCACCATTTGATCCAACCTCAAAAGTAATATCTGTGCCGTCTCCTGAAATTGTTTCTTCAGCAGCCCCCAACATAATTTTTTTACCTGAGGCCATAAGTAGTGCAGAAACATCTCCATCAAATCTAGCGACTTCAGTTGAAGAGCCTCCATCGTTAACTTTAAATATTATATCTTTATCTGATGTTGCAGATTCAATAATAAAATCAGTAGAGCTATTTGTAAAAGTAGCAATTGATGTGCCTCCATCTTTAAAAATTATATCTGCACCATCTGCATCAAGAATAATATCTGTTGTAGCATCTAATGTAATTGTAGAGCCAGAGTCTATTTCTGCAATAACTGGTGTAGTTAAAGTTTTATTTGTTAATGTAGATGTAGAAGCATCTGATACTAAAGTTGAATTACCACCAGTGCTAGGAAGAGTTAAAATATTAGAAGCACTTTCTGAGTGTGCTGCAGCTTTAATTTGTTGTCCATGTGAGTTCTGTTCACAATTAAATTGAATTGTACCTGGATTATCATTACCTTTAACAGTTACATGTCCTGTGCCATTTGGTGCTAATTCTAAATCTGCATTAGATGTAGTAACAATATCTTGACTATTCATATCAAGATCACCACCTAATTGTGGTGTAGTATCTTCTACAACATTTGATATTGCACCTGATGAAGCAAGTCCTGATACTATTGCTGATCTAGCTATTTTTTTAAGACCACCACCTGAAGTATCAACTGCTAAAAATACATCGTCATTAGCAACTGTAGATATTTCTGATAATGATCCTACTGCTACAGAATTAAAGTTTGTACCATCTGCAATTAATAAATTACCTGCAGTGTTTGTACCCATGGTGATATCATCACCAGATACTGTAAGATCTCCAGTTACAACCACATTGCCACTAAATGTAGCTTTACCTGTGTCTGACATGTCAAAAGTTAAAGCGGTGATAACTGAACCACCGTCATTACCTTTAATTGAAAAATCTGCGTCTGAAACTTTTGTTTCTAATATAACATTGCTTGATGAATTATGAATACGAGCCATTTCAGTGCCATCATCTTCATAGATAATACCACTACCTGCAGTGCCAGCATCAAGAGTAATACCACCTGCTGATTCTAAATTAATAGAATCAACTGCTGTACCATCTGATACAATATCTAAATCACCATCAGCGTTTGAACCTATATATAATCCAGAATCTCTGAATTGTAATCTCATTGCAGCATTTAATAATAGAGCTGTATCTGCAACATGAGTAAGTGATACATCTGAATCTGCACCAAAATTCAATACTGCAGAGTCACTTAATAATTTAAGGTCATCACCAATAACAGCATCTTTAGCAACAGATAATCCACCGTCAGTTTGTAATGATCCATCTGTTGTAGAAGTTGCTTCGGTAGTATCATCTGTTTTTACAATACCACTCGCTGTAATTGTAGTAGCAGTTAATGCTTGTGCAGCAATCGTACTACCTGATTGTGCTGTAAAAGTATTTGCTGTAAATTGAAAATCATCTGCTCCA